ACAACAACAACTACTACAACTGAATTATCATTTGCACCTATTTGTGTAAGTGAAGCAGGCACAACTGAAGTTAATGGTACATACACATATGCTGGTATGGTTGAAGGAAAACCATTCTATGTAAAAGGAGACTATATGGTTAGAGTAAGTGGTGGTTTATGGGTAATAAAAGATAATACATTAGGTAGTGATAAATATGCATCTAATGACGTTACAGCTACACCAGATTTAGTAACTACATGGTTTACACTTAGTGGAATTGCACCTCTTCCAATAGTAACAGCTGGTGCATGTCCATAAAATAATAATTAAAAATGGCAAAAGGTAAAATTACAGACTCTAGAAAAATCAGCTTTGGAAAAAGAAAGAAAGGAAAAGCTGCAAAATCTAAAGGACCAAAAGATAAGAAATTATCTAAATATAGAGGACAAGGAAGATAATTAATTAAAATAAACCCTTCTTCCATTCGGGTTAGAAATGGATGCTACAATTATGAAAGACAAAGGTATAGACAAAGGTCTTATTAGAGAGTTTGAGACCTCTAAAAAACAGTACAAGGGAATCTTTGGATTTAGAAAACTCTTCTGGGATTATCTCAAAAAACTGAATGTCCCTTTCTCTGATCCTTGCTGTGAAACTGCATCTGATGCAATTACTCCAGTAGGATTAAATGCTCAAGGTCAATTAGTCTACTGGAACAAAGAAACTAAAGAGTGGACGTTAATTGACTAATTTCCCTTTAAAAAAATAGAAAGAGATATTCTAGATTCCTTTGAATTTAGATATCTCTTTTTTTTAATATTAAATTTATGACTGAAGAAATTCAAAAACTAATTGAGAAATTAGAAAAAAAGATAAAGTGTTTATCCTGTGAAATAAAAGACCTAGAAGTAAATGGAGTTCCAGGTCCCCCCGGACAAGATGGAGCAGATGGTCAAGACGGAGCAGATGCTTTATGGAATTTTACTGGAGCATATAATATAGGTGCATCTTATGCAATTGGAGATGTAGCTACATATAATGGAGAAACTTGGTACCGCATTAATGGTAATGGAGGTAATGTTGGAGATACTCCTATTGAGGGACCATTTTGGACTTTAATTGCACAAAAAGGTGCTGATGGACAAGATGGAGCAGATGGACAAGATGGTGCACCTGGTGGATTTGGTGCTTATGGTTCATGGTATAGTACTGTAGATCAAATAAATACAGAAAATGGTACATTACCAATGACTGTAAATACTACAGATTTTGCTAATGATGTACTCATAGATGGTATTACTAATTCACAAATTACCTTTGTACAAGCAGGAAAGTATAATATTCAATTTTCAGCTCAATTCCACAATACAGGTGGTGGTGGTTCAGGAACTATTGTAAATATATGGTTTGCTAAAAATGGAACACCTATTCCTGATAGTAACACTAGAGTTACAGTGAATACAAACAGTCCTTACGTTGTAGCTGCTTGGAATTACTTTGTTAGTGCAAATGCTGGAGACTATTTCCAAATAATGTGGACTACTGATAATGCAAATATTATTCTTGAAAGAGAGAATGCTAATCCAATTCATCCAGCAATACCTTCAGTAATTATTACAGTTAACCAAATAGGATAAATATGAAAAATGTTTTATTATTTATATTATTTCTCTTAATAACAAATATTAGTTATTCTCAACAATTCCAATCTACAAAAGAAAGAAATGAGAATAAGCCTAAATTATTTGATAAACATGATACAGAATCTTTTGTCCATAATAATTTTTTTAACAGTATATCTTCTGTAAAATTAGGAGATAAAGTTACAATACAAGTATCACAAAAGTATATTTTTAAAGGTATAGTAACTATCCTTCATGAAACAGTAGACTATCGCACAATTTCTGTTGATTCAGAAGAATTACCTACTTTGAGACTTATAGTATCTCATACAAGTGAAGATAAATATTATGGAATAATTGCATGTTTAAATCATAAAGATGTTCTAGTATTAAAACAAAATGAAACATCTAAGAAATATGTATGGCTTAAAAAAGAAATAGCTGATATTTTACCTGACTAATATGAAAAAACTACTATTATTAATACTTTTATTTACTAGTGCAAAAGCACAGGTTCCTTATGGATTAAATAGTAATCCATCAGCTAGACCTACCGCTTTTTTAGATTTTGACGGTCAAACAGTGGATGATCCATATTGGAGACCTTTTAATGGTGATTCTATTGTATTTTGTAGACCATCAATTTTAAGTAATGCTTCAATGATAAAGGTTTTTAATCATGTTGCAGAAGATTTTAGAGTATTTAATATCAATATTACTACAGACTCATCTGTTTACTTTGCAGCACCTATAACAAAACGAATGAGAGTAATAATAACACCAACATTTCAATTTTATGGTACTGCTGGAGGTGTTGCATATATTGAATCCTTTAGTTGGGGTTTAGATGTTCCCTGTTTTGTATTTGATACATTGTTATCCCGTGAAGATAAGGCTGTTGCTGAAGCAGTATCACATGAAATTGGTCATACACTAGGTTTATATCATCAAGCAAGATATAGAAATTTAGGAACTGATAGTTGTAGATTTTTAGAGGAATATAATTCAGGTAGAGGAAGTGGGGATATAGCATGGGCACCTATTATGGGAAATTCTTATGATAGGAACATGGGATTATGGCATATTGGTACGGCTTCAATAGGTTGTAATTTTCCACAAAATGATTTAACTGTAATAACTAGTACAATAAATGGCATAACATATAGAGCAGATGATCACGGAAACACAATTAATACATCAAGTCCTGTAACAATAACAAATGGGAACTATTCTGTTGGAGGTATAATAAATGATAGTGTAGATGTTGATTATTTTCAATTTCAACTTAATACACCTGGAAGATTTATAGGAAATATAAATCCTTTTAATTCTGGACCTCCAAACATAAGATCTGGCCTTTTAATAGGAGTTATAAATTATAATGGAAATGTTGATTTAGAAGTTACTCTTTTTAAAAATAATACGCAAATAAGGACTTATAATCCAGCAACATTATTAAATGTATCAATTGATACATTATTAGATGCAGGTAGATATTCTTTAAAAGTTAATAGTGTAGGAAATACTAATATTTTCAAAAGTGGAATGTTAGGTAGTTATACATTGACCGGATCTTTTGGAGGATCAGTAGTAGTTCCAATATATAGTTTAGAATTAAAAAATACCAATAATAAACTACATTGGAAAATAGTTGCAGACGAACCTATAGCAAATCTATATCTTGAATATTCATATAATGCAATAGACTTTGAGTTTTTTAAAAATGTAAGTGGATTAACTGCATCTACAAATAAACTAAACTCAACAAAAACTATATACTACAGATTAGTTGCAAAAACTTTATCTGGAACAACTTATTATTCAAACATAGTTTACAGTAGAACTACAGAAAATAAAAGATATAATATAGTATCTAATACTATAGATAATCAATTAACAATAAATTCAAATAAAATATATGACTGGACTATATATGATATAAGTGGAAGAAAAATAAGAGTAGGAAAAATTACAATTGGTACAAACACAATAGATATTAACTTAAATAAAGGAACTTATATAATTTTTCTTAGTGATAATAACAATATTTTTACAGAAAAAATAATAAAACTATAAATATGCAACTGGAAGAATTAATAAAAAGTATAAACTCTAAATTTAAAAAAGTATATTGTAAAATAGAGGCTTTAGAAGATGGTCCAGGAGTATCTAATGAATGGGGTAGTATTACAGGGAATCTTTCTGATCAAAACGATTTACAAAATGCATTAAATGGTAAAGTACCAACGTCTAGAACTTTAACAATTAATGGAGTAACACAAAATCTATCTGGAAATAGAATATGGACAATAAGCACAACTCCTGGAACTAGACAGATAACAATTAATGGAGTAACTCAAGATTTATCATTAAATAGAACTTGGAATGTAGGGGATCTTACAAGTGCAACAGCTGCGTCAACATATGTACCTCTAACTCGTACTATTACTATTAATGGAACAACATTAGATTTATCAGCTAATAGATCTTGGACTATCTCTGCAGGAATTACTCTTACTACTGTAGGAACATCAGGTGCTGCTACATTAACAGGAAGCACTTTAAATATTCCTCAATACTCAGGAGGTACAGGATCAGTTGCTACATTAGGAACATCATTATATTCTACAAACCCTGCTACTAGCGGATTTAATACTAATGAGGGTATATTTTTAGGTGTTAATGCAGGAAGTGGTGCATCAAATGCTCAATATTCTGTGTTTTTAGGTTCAGGAGCAGGTAGTGGAGCAACTAGTGCAGTACTTTCAAATTTTTTTGGAAGAGCATCAGGTTCAAATGCAACAAATGCTTCATTTTCAAATTTTTTAGGTGATTTTGCTGGACTAAATGCATCAGCTGCTAATAATTCTAACTTTTTAGGTAATGAAGCTGGTATGAATGCAACAAATGCTTCAAACGCAAACTTCTTAGGTAATCAAGCTGGTAAAGGTGCAAATGGTGCATCAAATTGTAATTTTCTAGGATCTAATTCAGGACAAAATACAAGTAATGTATCTAATTCTAATTTTCTAGGTTCACAAGCTGGAATCAACGCAACTAATGCAAATAATTCAAACTTTTTAGGTGCAAGCTCTGGTTATTTTGCAACGAATGCCAATTATTCAAACTTTATTGGTACAAACGCTGGTTATCAAGCTACTGGTGCGGCTAATTCTAATTTTTTGGGTCAAAATTCAGGATTTCAAGCTACTGGTGCAGATCGTTCAAACTTTTTAGGTCTTCAAGCTGGTCAAGGAGCTACTAATGCAAATAATTCTAACTTTTTGAGTTATAATGCTGGATTTGGAGCAACTAGTGCTAACAACTCTAACTTTTTGGGTATTTCTGCAGGTAGTGGTGCAATAAATGCTAATAATTCAAATTTTATAGGTAATAGTGCAGGTTTTCAAGCAACTAGTGCAAATGCTTCAAACTTTTTGGGTCCTAATGCAGGTAATGCTGCTACAAACGCTAATTTATCAAATTTTATAGGTTCTGCTGCTGGCAATAGTGCAACTAATGCTGCTCGTTCTAATTTTTTTGGTCAAGTTGCTGGTCAAAATGCTACCAATGCAGTTGATTCAAATTTTCTAGGATCATTTGCAGGTAATGGTGCAACAGGTGCTTCAGGTTCCAACTTCTTAGGTCAAGCAGCAGGTGAAACTGCAACTGGTGCAAGTGCTTCAAACTTTTTAGGTAGCAATGCAGGTTATCAAGCAACAAATGCTAATAACTCAAATTTTTTAGGTGGTGGTGCAGGTAGATCTGCAAGTAGTGCAGACAACTCAAACTTTTTAGGTAACTCTGCTGGATTCGGTGCTACAAATGCAAATAATTCTAACTTTTTAGGTTCTCAAGCAGGTAGTTATGCAACTGGTTCTAATTATTCTAATTTCTTAGGTAGAAATGCAGGTCTAAATGCTACAAATGCATATGATTCTAATTTTTTAGGTCAAAGTGCTGGTAATGGGGCAAGTAATGCATTTGCTTCTAACTTTTTAGGATATAATGCAGGAATTAATGCAACTGGTGGATTTTTCTCTAACTTTTTAGGATTTCAAAGTGGTATATTTGCAACAAATGCTTCATTCGCAAATTTTTTAGGTGCGAATGCTGGTAATAATGCAACGAATGCAGGTAATTCAAATTTTATAGGCGGTAGTGCAGGTTTATCAGCTACAAATGCATCTAGTTCTAATTTTATAGGTGGTAGTGCAGGTAGTGGAGCTACTGATGCTAATAACTCAAATTTTTTAGGTAGTCAAGCGGGACAAGGTGCAACAACAGCTTTTCATTGTAATTTCTTTGGTACTAATGCTGGTAGAAACTCAACTGGAAATAATGTTAATGCATTTGGTAACAATGCTGGTAATGGTAATGCATTATCAGGAATGACTATATTTTCTAATACATCTCTTCCTTCTTATACAGATAGAGCTGCTGCTGTTGCAGCAATTACTGTACCTCTTGGAGCTGTAGCAGGAAATACATATTTATATTATAATCAAACCACCTTTGCTATTGAAGGTGTAAGACTTTAATTCTTTAATCTTAAAATAAAATAAAAATGAAAATTACATTTGAAAGCCCAAAAGAAGTCGTTGTTGTAAAAGAACTAAAAAGAACAGTAGGTGAAATAACTGTTACAGAAGTAGTAGACTATCCAGAAAGAAAATCAGTAAAAGCCTTTACATTAGAACTAGGTGTATTTGACCTATGGGAAGGTGCTGCTTATGATGCTATTGGTCAATGGACTGATACAGATGTTATTAATAGAATAACAGAAATTGTTAATTCGTAATAATCTTTTTAAAAAAAAATAAGGGAGAAGAACTTAATCTTCTCCCTTTTTTATTGGTTTGTTGGTTATTATTTACTTGAATGTAACTTCTTTTTTAGATTTTCTATCTCTAAATGTAAGTTATGAGCTTTAAGAAAAACTTTTTCTTTAATAGCTTGCTGAAGTTCATTATCAAGTTTTTTCATTAACTTCTCTTCCTCTGACTGATATTTTTCAGAGGAGAATTCTGATCCAATTGGATATCCATATTTATCAAAATGAACAGTGATCTTAGTAGCAATATTATTTACTACTGTATCAAACTCTCTAGTAAAAGAAGGAACAGTTTTTTTGTTTCTCATCCATTCTGCTAGATCAAAAAGAGGCTCATTCTGGAATAAAGAATCCATTTCTCTATCAAATTTTTCAAATAGTCTTGACATAAAAATAAAATTTAGGTACTATATATAGTTCAAAATCTATGCAATCTATAATAACTGACACTAAGTCACATTATCATATACCTCGCATGTCAAAGTTTCATTCTCTTTAATATAAATGCTGCCAATCTCACCTATATCTAACAAGTCATTGATATCAATTCCATAATGTTTAGATACATATTCAATTGGAGTCAACCTATCTAATAAATCAACTTTAGTATCAGGGTAGAGTGTACTATAGATATTTATAGATATTTGATTTTTATTAAATAAATGATACTTTTGAATGCAACTCTTTGCCTCCTTTGAAAATTTAGAATATTTACCGGATAGAAACATATTTATATCAATAGCCCATTCAGAGATATCAAGAATAAATACAGTGCTATCTTCATTATCATAACTCTCCATAAGATATCCTTTCTTATCTAATACTGGGAATATCTCTTTTCTACAATATTCTAGGAAATCATTATAGTCTTTCCATTTATAAACAACAGTCAATTTAAAGTCCTCTATACTATTATCTTTCCAGAATAGATAGGACCTTATTTCATATGTGCTCTCTTTCTTTAATCCAGTTAATGGAAGAATGAAGGAGTCTGCCTTACTTGAATAGTCTTTCTTTAATAGTTCTATCATTTTAGTCCTTTAGTAAGTTGTTATAGTGCAAATCTAACAAATATTCTTTGTATTTTTTTATTCTTGGAGTACTATCTATATTTTTTGTTTTATTAGAATGCACTGATGGATCAAGTATCAGGATATTCTTTTTAACAAAAGTGTACTCTTTATATTTGCTTTTTTCTAATACATGATCATAACAAGATGTATTATTTCGGTATATGTGCCTAGGTAAAATCTTTCCTGTTTCATAACAGTAACAATTTCCCTGAGGATCTTCTCTATCATCCCATATATCAAGAAAAAGGGAATGTAACTTTGCAGTTAATTCCCCTTTATCCTGATTTCTTTTTCTCTGTTTATCAGATATCTTCTTTATCATGATGTTCCAGTACTTCCAAATCCACCTTCGCCTCTTTCAGTATTTCCAAGTTCTTCAACTTCTTGAAATCTTGCTTGGACAACAGGTGTTATTTTTCCTTGTGCAATTCTATCACCTTTCTTGATTTCGTACGCAGGATCAATAAACTTCTCATTTCTGTTATCTACAATAATGCATACTTCTCCACGATAATCACTATCAACTGTTCCTGGAGAATTTGCAATTCTTACTGGAGTCTTCAAACTCATTCCTGATCTAGGTACTACTTGTAATTCATAGCCTTCAGGAATTTCAAATGACAATCCAGTCTTAACAAGAGTAGTTTTTGATGCTTCAATTTTCACATCTTCTATTGCATGAAAATCAAATCCTGCAGCTCCATCCGTTTGATATTTAGGAATAACTGCATCAGGGTGTAACTTCTTTACTTTCACTGGAATCAACGTCTTCAAATTTAACTGCTTCATCTAATACTATTTCTTTGGGGTTATAAGATTCAATTACTTTTTCTCTAATCTCTTCATAAAATGCATCATTTGTTTTAAGGAGACTTACAATATTTGCTTCTCCCTGTCCAATTTTTGCATCATTATAAGAGTACCAAGATCCTGACTTATTGATAATATTTGCCTCAACTGCAAGTTCAAGAAGTTCAGAATATTTATCAATACCTTCACCATACAAAATGTTAAATTCACACTCTCTAAATGGTGGAGACATCTTATTCTTTACAACTTTTACTTTAGTTTTATTACCAATAGTAACATCATCATCTCCCATAACTTTCTGATCTTTAGAGAGATATCTTCTAACATCAAGTCTTACAGATGCATAAAACTTAAGTGCGTTACCACCAGTAGTTGTCTCAGGACTACCAAACATTACACCAATCTTATCACGTAACTGATTGATAAATATAACAAGAGTATTAGTTTTAGCAGCAACTGGAGTAATCTTTCTCATTGCTTGTGACATCAACAATGCATGTTTACCCATACTACTTTCACCCATGTCTCTTTCAACCTCAGCTTTTGGAACTAATGCTGCAACACTATCAACAACAATTACATCAAAGTCTCCAGTTTCACACAATCTCTCTACAACCTCAAGTGCTTGCTCACCATAATCAGGCTGACTAATCTCAAATCTATTAAGATCAATACCTAAGTTTTCAGCATATCCTATATCAAATGCATGCTCTGCATCTACAAATGCACAGAATGAATTAGGATCTGCTTTGTGAGCTTCTGCAATTAAATGCATAGCAATTGTGGTTTTACCTGAAGACTCAGGTCCATAAATCTCTACAATCCTTCCTTTTGGTAGACCTCCAATTCCTATTGCCTTATCAAGGCCAATAGATCCTGTTGGTACTACATCATGTTTTCTTGGTTTATCTTTTGCACCTATTACAGTGCCTTTGCCAAAGTCTTTTTCAAGTTTCTTTTTTACTTCTTGAATCCTTTGGATTTTTTCGGAGAGAGCTGTACTCCCAGTCATGTTTTCTACCTGATTTTTTATTCTTGCCATATTACAAATTTACAAATTACTGAGTCAAAAACCTAATTCTTTTAGATATTTATTTCGCAAGCACCACCTGCACAGGCAGCAACTTGACCGAAATCTACATTATCATCAAGCTCTATAACCTTCTGTAAATCAATAGATTGTAGTGCACTTACTCTTTTGATATATTCTTCCTCTGTAATATCCTCAAATGGTGCTTGTTTATATGTACCACCAAAATAAGGTAAAACACTTAGTCCATTATAATACTCTTTGTTATCCCACATCCACTGTCCTACAATCTGCCATTCATTTTCTTTTACAGAAATTGTAGCACTAACATTATGTGTATTTGCTCCACTTATATGACCTGGTTTAACCCATTCCTGAGAAAACTTCTTAACACGCTCTAGTGTATCAAGTGCAGTCTCATTTCTTAGAATTGCTCCTTCAGGTGCTTTAGTTGGAATTCTAACACATAGTGTATCTTGTGGACGGAGAACATCATCTTCACAAAGCTCAGGATGATTTACCATAAGATAAGCTGCAATAGCTTCATTCTTGTTAAATCTCATTGTTCTGAGATAATAAGGAGCATGCCAAGCATGTATTCCACTAGCTGTTCCTAAGACAAGAGAAGTAGTACCAGAAGGTTTAATACATGTAACCCTAGCAGCAGGATTAATTCCAATTTGAGCACTAATTCTTCTATTTACTTCAATAGCCTCATTTGCAGCCTCAGTTAAATCATACTTCATTACCTCTCCAGACGCAATTCCTGTCATACCAATACCCAAAAGTGCATCTTTTTGAGTTGTTTCTGACCAAATTGGACGGAGATAATGAAAGTCTGTAAAACCTGCTTGAAGTGTACCAAAGAATGCAGTAGCTTTAACACGTTCATTTAGATCCTTTTGACTAGAGATATCATTAGCATTTACTTCACAAAGATTACAAAATTGAAAAGCTCTAAGTGCAATCTCACAACAAGGGTTAGTTCCCCATTCAAGATCATTAGTCCAATAGATACCAGGTTCACCAGATCCAGAAGCTTCAATTCTCTTCCAAAGATTAAAAAAATCTTCTTCTGTAATACTTCCTCTTAACAAAACAGCAGAGTTGTTAGCTCTTCCACGCTGTTCATTTAGCTCCCACCAATTTCCATACTTACAAGTGATCATTTCTTCATCATCATGACTGAACAGAGAAATAATAGCTGATCTGCGAATGCCGCCAGAAAGTACAGAATTAGCAATATGACATAGAATATCATGGCATTCTAAAGGAGATAATTGTTGACCATCTTCTTTTCTCTCCATAATAGAATCAATATGAGCCAAACAAATCTTAAGTGGTTCAGGTCCAGGAGCTTTACCACCTGCTGTAATCAATCTTGATCCTTTCTTTCTAATAGCTCTAAAGTCAAATCTAGGTTTAGGTCCACCTTTAAAGTAGAATTTCATTAATACTTTAACTGCATCTGCCCAGCCCATGATAGAATCCTCAATAAGATAGTTCCTTCTTTTATAAGTCTCTTGTCTCTTAATTGTAGGAAGTTTAGCAACATGATGCTTCTGTACAGAATATCCTACACCAGAACCTCCTAATAACAAAAACATTGTCTCACTAAAACTATGTAAACTATCTATTGGTAAATATGCACAGTTATAACCTCTTGCATTATTAACTTCCATCGCAGCTCCAGCAAATTGGAGTGCTCTCATTGATGGCAGAACCTTCTTCTTTCTGATAAACTTTGCAACATTAGTTATAATCTCATCTGCTAAATGAGGATACTTTTCTACTAACATATCTTCATATCTATCTGCTATCTCATCCCAAACTTCTCTTGTCTGGGTCTCAGGTATGTATTTAGCATACTTACTAAATACTGTAATTTGACTTGCTGCTTGTAATCCTAAATCCATATGTATTTTGTTTTTATATTTTGATATTTATAGAGGCTAAAAAAGGAGCCAATATTTCTACTAGCTCCTTTAATATAATGCACGAATTGCCCTAATTATAATATAGGAATTATGTACAAAATTACAAAAATAACTTTCATAATTTTTTACATTATTTCTTCAGCATAAGATACTTCATCATATGAAATATTTATAGTTAGAGTACCTCCATTTGAGTATACTTCTTTACTACAATTCCATATCTCGTTATCTTCTGCCCAAACAATATCAGAAACTAACTCATGAATACCTCTATATTTAGTTCCCCTGTAACTAAAACCATTTAATCCAGATAACATATCTTTATCTGTACATCTATAAATAATTGGTCTTCTATTATTTGCAGAAGTATCTCCAACTATAAACTCCATATTATCAATTTTATAATCAGCCATACCTTCTTGGGCCTTCCAGTAATTTACAGCTAGAAGATAGAAAGAAGACTGAAGATAATATTGATTTTTAAGATATCCATACTCAAACACTTCATTATCATAAGTTGTTTTAAGATCCTTAAGATAAATTGTTTTATTTCCATGATCAATAATCATCATATCAATCTCAGACTTACAATCAATCTTTCTTCCATTAGTTTCATAAACCCACTCAATTGGAAACTTATAGAAGTGCTCATAATGTTCATCTTCTTCAAATAGTCCTTTAGTAAATGGATCTTCTAACAAACCTTTAGCTACTGATACTGCTTTATCTAATAGAGATACTTCTGGAATAACAGTCTTGTTTGTACTATCAAGCAAAGTTTTATAATAATCATAACCTTTGTCGTTAAACTCAGCTAATATTTTATCATAATCTTTACCGGAAAATTTACCTTGAGCTTGAACTTTTACAATTGCTTCTTTAAACATTGTCTCAAACTCTGTAGTAATTTGTCCTTCTTCATTTGTATTCTCTAATGTAATATCATATAATATTTCTGCAAGAAGTGCATTTTGTCCAGTGCCTTTTGCTCCAGTATTCAGTGAGAACTTTTCATCAAATCTATTCTCAAACTCTTCATAGTTACCTTTACATTCTAAAATATAAAAATCTACTATATCACCAATAATAATAGCGGTGCTTGTTTTTCTATCCTTTCTCTTCTTGCCAAGTTTAAATTCTTCATAAAACTTAACAGGATCACTATCAAACAGTTTTATCATAGATGCATTAAGAGATTTTAGTTCTCTATAATTTACATCTGGTTTAATAATACTGTACATCTCCTTAGATTGCTTACCTTTAATCATAACTTACTTTTTGTTGTTAATAAAAGAAAATACTGTTTTACTTTTCCATCTAAGAACTCTCTTCTTGCCACTAGGGGTAGTTAAATATTCTTTTGGTGTAAAGGTCTTTTCAAAAAGCTCTTTAACTTTTACTAGATTTATAAATAGATCATATTTTTGAAGCATCCACTTTTGATTTAACTTAAATAATCTTTCCATATTATTTCTATCAAAAGGAGGTTTTACCTCAATGTATGTTATATATTCTCCATTTACTTCATGTGCAATAAAAGTTTTCTGCATTTTTCCTTGACCTTTTAACCAAAGAATGTTATCTAAGGCTTTCTTATCCCAGTGGATCTCAAATTCAGGAGTATAACTATGTCCATGAAGAAGTGTCTGTGTCATTGGTTTACTTGAAACTCTTTTCATCTTCTCTGCATAATGATTTATATATGCATCAGACAAAAGATAACTATCAGCTCTCTTTATATCTTTAATATAACCTACAGCCTTTAATTCAAATAACCATTGAAGCATACCCAATTCTTCTAGAGAATCATATTCAATTCCTTTATAAGACCCTTTAGTAGCAGACTTTGGTTCTTTTTTTATTGTAGAATTTTTGCTCCTCTTTTTTGCAGAGGTATCATTCTTATTTGTTTTTCTTCTCATTTTATATATCAATTACAAAATTGTTTTTTTCATATTTCTTCCCTCTGGGAACTTTATATCGAAGTCCGACAATAACTCCTGTTTCATCAAGGTATCTTTCATCTGTGAGATCACCGTTTATTACTTTATATCCCTGGTATGTCAAAGGTAATGCATTCTTAAATACTGCAGCAACATTTCTACCAGAATCTAAAAACTTTTTACACTTATCCCAATTATAACCAGAAAAAGAAAAAGTAAAGTGATAATTTTTAGGTACTTTATGTAATAACAGCTTAATATGATCTTTTGTATAGTCATAAAACTGTATATTAGAAAGAGTCTCAATATCATATCCATAAGTATCAAAATAGTTAACCCAATCTACATCACTTAACAGATTAAGTCTAACTGCAGATTGTTTTTTGGACTTATTTAATTTTTGTAACTCATTCCAAAGTTTATCTACAAATGCTTGATTATCATTTACTAGAAACTCTGTCTTTGAAATTCTACTCATAACAACATTTGTAAAACCTTGTCTACCAGCATACTGTAAACATTGTGCTCTACACTCTTTAGTTGAGAATTTACAAAGATTTATTTTTTTACTATTTGCATCAACTGGTTGGAGAGAGAGGTAATATGTAATCCTCTGATTCTTTGCAGTTTTTGTATTTCCTTTACCTGAAGTTAAAAGTTTTTTCTTTTCAAATGCTTTTTTATAATCCATAAAGATTTTTTATAAACCTACCTCCTTTTACAGAGGTAGGTAATTATTATTATTATTTATCATCATCACTATTATCTTCATCAAAGAAGTCTGACTTAAGTTTTAAAATATATGAAGCATCAGCCATTTCTTCAGTATTTATATTATCTTTCCTCTTAACACTAAACTCTACAATTGATGTATCAATACTTAATGATTCAATTAACTTTTGATTTATAATATCCAGCTCATCTTGAGATTTATAATATTCTAATTGCGTCATCCAAAATCTACTATCTCCAGATATTCTACTATAATAACTTCTACCTTTAACCATGCCAAACTCTTTATTATATTTATTAAGTAGAGCTTTTATTTCAACATTCTTTTTAACCCAAGATCTAACATAATCCCAGTGATTATAGATCAACTGAGATATTTTAAATCTATTCTCTTCATAATTATATGCTGTAAGCATTCTTGTAGCAAGATTCATCATGTCATTAGTCCTAGATTCTAGCATAGAATCAATCTTCTCAAATGCTTCATCATCCATTAATGCACCATTAGAGTTATTAAGAGCATTTACATCTACATACTTTGCATTAGTAGGAGTAAGTAATAATTCTGAAAAATGCTCAATTTGAATTTGTCTTCCCCAGTAAGATGATAAAATATTTATCTTTTTTGTACCAATTATTGATATACCATTTGAAGCAAGATATTCTTTTATCTCTTTTGTTTTTGCATGCTCTGTAGATATGTAAGTATTATCACTCAATTTTCTACATGATCTAGTAGTTAACATACCTAGAGAATCTCTCATCTTACTTTTATCATAAATAATAATATCAGCTTTAGTTTCATCTCTTACTATTTTACAAGTAGGATAAGAGTCTTTAAACTTCGCTCTTGGAAAAGTAACATCTCCAGAAAAGAAAACTTTTGAATTATCAGGAACTACATTAACAACATTTTTTATAAATCTATCTTCAACACTTTTTATAAAAAGCATTTTATCATCAATTACTACTGTTTTATAGGTAGCAGGTCTTGTATATCCATAACTTCCATTAACCCAGGTTCTTTGAAAGTCTGAATATTTTACTATTTCTAATTGTTTGTCCATAATTTTAATTTAAAAGATTAAAAAAGCCCCATATTTCTATGGGGCAATTGTTATTATGCAGTTATTAACTTTAAGAGTTTAGGTCTAAGTGCAACATCCTTAAATTTAGGAATTGTGCAAATTTTCTTAACAGAAATTATACATAAATCTGGAGATAACATACCACTCTCAAGAATTGTTGCATAGTTTCCTACTTTCTCTTTATCAAATTTAGACTCATTAGCTATAGAATAGTTAAGAAGTCTCTTAGTTAATATTGCTGCGATATCCTGTCTTCTTTCTTTACCTTCTTTAATTACAGACTTAAGTTGTTTTAGTGACCAATCAGAATCGTTTGTAACCAACTGTTCTGGAGTAGGTAACTTATCAAGTCCATTCTTAATAAAGTTTACAAAAGTAATAATATGCTCCTGCGGTAAAGAACCCATACCAAGATTCATGATAAGATCAATGTTCTTTTCAAAGTCATCAATCCCACTAATGCTATCAAAATACTTAGTCCAGATTCTTAAATTACCTTTTGCAAGAACATTACCATCTTCATCTTTTTCAACAGCGCCTTCAATAATCTCAGGATGCTTTAACATGAAGTTAATACAGCGACCATCAACACCATAAGATTCTGCAAACTCACTTGCCCAGATATTTACATCTGCTTTCATGTGAACTTTTAATCTACGAGTTGCCTGAGCACTATCTTCTTGTTGAACCATGAAATCTTGATCACTTGGATTACAAGTCAATACAATAGTACTACCTTTAGGTAACCCCCAAGAGATATATTTCTGCTCGTCAATAAGAGTCATACAAGCATTTGCCATCATTGGAGTTACACGATTATAGTCATCTAGAGTAAGAAGAACAGGTTTATCTTCTTTACCTTGAATCCACATTGGTTTACTATAGCTAGTTCTTGTTTCATTCAGTGAATTATATCCCATTGCAAGATAATGGGAAAGAACTTTATCTGTAACCCAGATACAATCATCACCTTTACAGATTTTATATTCATAAATAGGAAGACCTACTAGATCTGGAACCTCAATCTCACTAAGATTAAGTCTTACAAAATGGTAGTCTAATTGCTCACTAATTTGTTTTACAACACTAGTCTTTGCGGTACCGGGCATACCTTCTATTTCAATTGCTATTGGTGTTTTACCTGCTTCTGCAAGTTTAATATTATTATCAATAAAATAAAGTAACAGATTCTTAATTTCGAGAGAGTTCATTTCATTCTTTTTCATAAAATTGTTTTTTTTTCAGTTTTTAAATTAATGTTTCATTTTGATTTTCTTTCCTTTATGTTTGAAGCCAGTATTACCTCCATTTGTTATAACCCATAACATTGGAAGTTTACACTTTGCTGGCTCATTTTCAATAAATCCATCTGTAAGATTTATTGCACATGTCCAGTTCTTCTTTCTTTTATTCTTATTTACATACTCAATAAAAGAACTTGCATAAGTACCACCTTGGCAAAGTCTTTCATATTTATTTTCTCCTTTATATTCATATTCCATATGTACTAAAGTGTCCCATATACATATATCTACTTTAACACCTGCTTTCCACATATGTTTTATCTGTCCAAAGAACTCTTCAAGCTCATGTTCACTAACACTACCTGAACTATCTACACCAACAACTATCTTTACTTTATTTTTATATCTATTACTTGGAGCATCTTCAAATCTAAAATTTGGACGCTTCTTTGTTTGTTTTATTTCGGTTGTTATTGTACTACCTACAAATCTATTGAATAAAGTTTTCCAAGAGATTATAGGTTTCTTATTATTAAACTTATTCTTAATAGCATTCTCAATATGTGCAGGAATATTACCTCTCATTTTCTGAGCTTCCTCAGCAATTCTCATAATCTTTTCCTGTATTTCTTTATTCATTACAGCCAACTCTTTCTCTCCCATTCCTTCTTTCAACTCTTCCCAGAGTTTATGCCAGTCATCTTGTTTTCCATCTTCAATATTATCTAGAATTTCGTCTAGAACTTTAGACCCACTTGTTCCACATTTATTTCCTTTTGCTTTATTTGGATTCTTTGAGTCTTTAGTACCTTTGCAGTCTTCTTTTCTCTGCTTTGCTTTCATTAACTCATTATAGTAATAAAGACTACTTTCATCTTCTTTAAGTTTTAACTCCGGAAAGTCTTCAATATATACACCGCACTTCTCTCCATTTTCATCAGTTCTTGGTAACTCTTCAATTATACATTGATTAATACTTATATCCATTGCAATATTTGCAATATGTTTATCTTGAAACATACCAGAAGAGAATTCTGATAAATGCTCTCTTACTACATGTTCTAACTCATGTATAAGAATTGCCATTTTTCTACTATCATTATATAAAGTCTTTTCCCAAAACTTTTTACCTATAACAAGGTTTATATTACTTGAAGACTTATGTTTTGATACACAAGCTGTTGGAAAATCATCACTGAATTCTTTATTTAATTCAGCAAGAAACAAACCATAGAACATATACTGCTTATCACAAAGCATTCTAAATATGATATCCTGTAGTGATTTTTCGTGATCCATAACTAAGATTTAATTTTTTTAACTCTATTTTTTACTTCTCCTTCTTGCATTGATAAATATATTTCTACCCACATTTGGAATATATGCTTCTGTTCTTCTTTAAAGAAATCAACTTGGCCTTCTAAATATTGTTTTACAAATTTATCTATATACTGTCGTTTTTCACTATCAGAAACATCAGGAGCTCTTAGAAGTGTCAGTCCCAGCTCTTGACTTTCTAGTACGTCTGACTCTATTAGCTGATCTATTAAACTTTTTAGTTCCATCTTTTGTAATTTTAAAAGACATTATATCCTTTCTATACTCTATTGCAACACTTGACAAAAGTGGAACTTTGTCATCTGTAAGAGATATATATACACCATCAATAGATATAGAAGTTGCAGGATATTTCTTTGCAATATAAGAAAAAACAGAAAGTTTCTCGTTCTCTGAAAGTACTTCTTTTCCCATTATTATCCCTAAATTAACTGACTCTATATCAGGAGACATCAATAAATTTCTCAATTTGTCTTTCTTCATAATCTTTAATCATTTTATCTATGTTAGGAATATCAGAAACTTTTATTTGAAAGTATCCTTTATTAGATAAGTCTTTAATGCAGACATAATTCTGAAAGAAACTTTTGTCAAATAGTAAGTTTTCTGGATCTATAAAAAGATTAATTATACTAAAATGCTTTATACCATGTATGCATAATTCATACACTGTATCTAAAGATATATTCTTGTTTTTAATAATATATGATCTTATATACTTTAGTACGTCTTCAGTAGTATTTATCTTATCTTCAATTACTCTCTTGATAAAAGACTTAGTTATTCTCCAATGTGGAAAAAATATTGATATAGTATAGTTACTTTTAAAGTAATAGTTCATAAAGAACTCTTTTATATGAGCATTGCTCGAGGAAGACATTTTAATCTTCCCCGAGCTTTTCTCATAAACTATCCATTCATGTAGTGTATCTTTTATATAAAACTTTCCAGAAGTATTTCTCTTTATTTGTTTTGAAGTATTATAAAAACCTATCTTTTGGTCATTCTCATACACTCTAGTTTCAGACTTTTGTGAATAAGAACCTCTTGCATAAAGATATCTTTTTAATTCTTCATCTTCAATTTTAAGAAACTGGTCAAAGTTTAGATAAGAGATATCAGAAACTTTCTTAATCGTCTTCTTCTTCTCCATCATTTTCTTGTAAATTTTCAGGTTTATTAGACTTATAATGTTTTAGGTCTAACTTAAACTTACGATACTTAGCAATATCTTGCACAATACCTATCTGTTTAGAATCTATCATACCCTCTGTAAAATATTGAACAGCTTCAACTTTATGAATATTATTGAGAACATACTGTGCATCTTCCCAGATTACTTCATTACGAAGTTTTTTCTCATGAAATATTGATAAAAGATCTTTCGTGAATTGATCATTCTCATTATATCTATAACTATCAATATATGCATCTGGTCTGTATCTTTTAACATATGCTAAAAGATTCTCAATCTTACTATATAGACCTTCAGATATATAATTTTTGATAGTACCTCTTTTTTCTATTATTCTATTATACTTTTTTATTACATCTCTTTGAATAAGATATGCAGTCATTACATCACCAAAGAATCTATGTTTACCCTGTGTGAAATCTTTTACTTCCATAAAGTTATGAAGATTTAATTTGTTAAGAACTTTAAAATCTGTATCACCTACCATACATATTCTTATATTGTTATTTGGAACTCTACTTTTACTCTCCCAAGCACCTACATAATTAGTAAGTCTATGAAGTCTATCAAGAGCAACTCTATCTTCATTCTTTCCATAAATAACAAAGTTCCTAATCTTAAATAAGTCTTTTACAGGAGTAACTTTATCTGTAAACTTACAGCAATAATCACTGGCAGCTCTAGTTAAATTCTCTGCAAACTTAAGATTAACTTCACCAGAAAGTGTTTGTGGGTCAAACCTCTCTTTTCTTGTAGAAATATAAGTCTTCTTAATTGTAGGCTTCTGATCTTTTGGTATTTCAATACTAGATAACTTTATTAAGCTTTCTTTGATAAAGTACTCATATAGTAGTTTATACTCATTATAAATTTCTCTGTATATGTTTACTCCTGTCTTTTTATACTCATCAAGTGCTTCTAGCTTTTTAGGTATTTTATAATAACTTTCAAGATATCTTCTGTTACTAAGTTTCTTTATACTATAAAGACCTGCTCCAGGATATTTAGTTTTAAGATATGCAGATCTCTTTTTGTCTAAGTTAATATCTAGTAAGATATTTGTATTATAACTAAAAGATCTCCAACTTGAACCATCTCTTTTTATAAGAGTTCCTTTATTTCCAACTTCATAAACTAAGCTAAACATTCCTTTACCTCCACCTAAATTCTCTTTAAAGTTATCTAATATCTCATCACTTACACCTTTCATTTTTGGCTTCTTTATAGAAATCTTAGACATCTTACTAAATGAACCAATTGGAAAATTTACTTTAGTACTTATTTCAGGAATTGTTATATGTCTTCCAGAGTTTACACACCTATCATAAAGTTCAAGAGATGTAAATCCTTCATCTGGAACACTAGAATTATATCTATTTACAAACCATTCAGCAACTCTTTTTAATTTATCAAGTACTATCTTTTTATAGTTATCATCTACTAAAAGATTCTCCCTAGTTATATCTGGTGTTAGACCATCACCTAAACCAAACTTTAATGCAATTGGAAAGTTTTGTATTGAGTCCATTCCAAGAACATCCCATCTAATATGATAAGAGTATTGATCTACAGATATATGTAATGCTTGATTATTATTTATTGTACTATATTGAAAATCTTCAGACTCAAATATCTTAAATTCAGTATTAAGAGTAAGACACTGAGGATAAGATTTGATTACATTCGGAGAAAACTTAAACATTATGTCTTTAAAATAACATAACTTTGCTTTTACTCCATTTATAAATGAATTAATATTTGAATATTGAGGCACTTCTACTTCAAACAATACTGACTTTTCTTCATCTGTATCTTCATAATCAGACAATTCATAAGTAAGACCTATACCTTCTTGTTCTTTCAAAGTTGCTTTAAACTTTTTCTTATTTGGAGTTATTATAGTATATCGCCACTCAGAATTAAATGCAGAAACTGAAATACTACCGATACCATGCATACCCATTGCACAGTTTTCATCATTAGTCTTATTTTCACTCTTTCCACTTTCTAATATTGTACATACTTTTTTTATAAAATCTTCTTTATCTTCAAATGATAAACCAATATCTCTTACATAAAATGTATATGATGTATTATATGAGCTACTTTTATCATAAATACCTACTTCAACTGGTTTTGTCTGACCAGACATTCTATGACTATCAACTGCATTCTGACATATCTCAGATACAAAACTAAACTTGTCAGAGTATAGTCTTTTACCAAACATCTGATGTAGTTTTGCTGTATTACTACTTAATTTCAACTGTTGCATTTTCTAAAATTTTAGGTTTCCAATCAATCCCCTTCTTTCCATAATCTTTTGCTACTCTATTGATAATTGTAAATATATTCTTATGATTCCAATCTAGGTTTTTATAACTAGCAGAAACAGGATGTTCTAGCTTATATATAAAATTACCTATTGGATTTATAAATCTCTCCATCTTATGAGATACATCACCACATAAAACATAAGTTATACCTATCTTATCATACATTATTTGTTCAAGAAAATACTGTTGAAACTTTATCCACAATCCTTTGTGAGAGGATGTTTTATTTAATTTACAAGTAAGATCTGTATTCATAAGAAGACAACCCTGGTCAAGTAAATACTTTAGACTGGTAGAATAATCAAACTTTGTCTTTGTACATCTCTCAATTCCTTCATAAAACTTTTGTAGACTAGGTTGAAGTTTACCATCAGCTGAATTAGAACAATCCATTGGAATACCTGTTGCATGAAGTATTCCATTTTTATATCTTTTAGGATATGGGTCCATCAAATAGAAAACACATTTAATATCATCAGGATCTGTAAGCTGAAATACTTTAAATACATTTTCATGTCCCGGAACTATTATATCTGTTTGGGCATCTGCTTTTAGTCTAGCATAGATATCAAACATATCTTTACTTTCTATAAACTTTTTAAACAGTGGTGCCCATTTACCAAACTTATCAGCAAAGTCTTCATAATCCATCTTTTCCATAATATTACTTTATAACTTTCTTAGATCTCATAAACTCTTCTAACTTCTTCAAACCAAAAGCTTTTACATAACCATAAGCATCATTTATCTCAGGTAGTAAATCCTTTGGTGTATTAATATATTTCCATTTATTTGTGTCAGTTATCTCTTTACATTTCTTGACACCATCCCAGTCACTACCATACCAAATCCATGGTTTTTTTGTAACTTTATTTATCTTTTCTACAACATCTTCATTAAATATTTTTACAGCTTCTGCTTGTGTTGATATGCAACAGGGTTCAATCATAGTAGTTACAATCAAATCTTTCATAGATTTCTGAACTATTAGACTTTCACAAGAGTCTGCTATATTTTCATAATTCCATAAGTAGTGATAAGAGACATTATTTCTAAATCTCTCCGTAGATTCCCTATCAGGAAAATATATCTTAACTGCATCTTCTGATTTGCAATAGTATGCAAAAGCTCTTTCATTTGGATCAATATAAATTCTTCTTATTCCAATAATAAGATCTTTTACTGCATAACATTCATACTTTTTACAGTGATCTTCCGTTACTTCTGCTGCATTCCAGAATTCATGATGTCTCTTTTCAAAAGGAATAGTTGAGAACTTAATTTTTATCTTTTCCTCTCTTATTTCAGGCTTTTGCCAAGTAACAATTTGAGGCTTTTTATTTATTTCTTTTCCACCGAGTCCAAAATCCCACATTATTTTTTGTATTGCATCTGCTTGAGAAAGATGAAAATATCTTGTAACAAACTGAATTGCTGTACCAGATTCCTCGGTTGCTAAATCTTTCCAAAACCATACACCTTCTCTATAGAATATACCCCATGATAATTTCTTCTCTTTACCACTCCAAGGTCTATTCATTATTCCAGATGTTATATTGTCTCCAAGATAGTATCTATAGATATCATAACCTCCACTAGTAAGATTATAGATTTCATCTACAGATAGTAAAATTGGTTTCTGTTTACCTTTAACCATAATATCAAATTTAAGGATAAAAAATAGTCCCGATTAAGAATAACCGGGACTTTTTATTATGGGAAAAAGAAGCCACTAAAACTTGGAGTTAGTAGGCTTAACTTCGTCTACTTTTGTAACTACTGAAGCTGCTAGATCTTTTGATTGATCATAAGCTTTAGCAGGATCTAAAGTATAGTATGCATTAAATCCATACTCACCAGATACTTCTTTATTAAACTTGTCCCACATCTTCTTAGTATAGTCAGTGGGAAACACTTTACCTTTAGAAATATAATTCATAAAGCTTGCTGGTAAGAACATCTTATTAAAGATAGTTTGATACTGTTCACCTGTGTCTTTTGTTTTAACACCAAGAAGTGCAACAAAAGGTGTATCATAATTACCATCTACTAAATCTTGAAGTTCTTTATAGTCACCTTTAAACAAAGGAGCTGTCTCAAGAAGTACATCAGTCTCAGGATCTGTCCATTTAATTCTACCTAACCAGGAAGTTAAGAAAACACACATATCTTGTTCTCCAACTAATGCCTCTCTAAATCTTTTATATCCTAACTCTTCTTTAGTCTTACTTAAGAACATAGTAAAGTTAGCAGGAAGATTTGAAGAATCATCTACATAGAATGTTGAGCAAGTACTATTTACATATTGCTTTTTAATTCCATCTTTTGACTCTTTTACCTTATTAGTCAACCAAATACTATGTATAAAATACTGATCTAATTCTTCTGAATGCAACCAGAAGTTAATAGATACTTTTTGATTTCCATCTTGATCTTGTGAAAGATACTCAGGGTCCATTCCATCTTCAATTGTCTCTCTTTTCAGAAGTTTGTCAATCTCTACTCTGGATGGATTAACTGCTCTTACACTTACTGCAGTAAAACCTTCATACTTTTCTCTTCTTTTTGTTTGCTGTTGTTCTTTTCCTTTTATCATAAAATTAAAATTTACTAATTAAATAAATATTTTCTTCCAATCTAATACATCATTATAACCTTGAAGGTGTTTTGCTCTACTACCTCCAGATCTTTCTTCTGTACCAGTGAAGTTTACTTTTATCACTCCTTTGTCATTATATACATATCCTATAGCATCAACTTTTCTAGGAAGTATATCTCTAAGTTTACCTGTTAAAGCAAGTTGTTTAGGAAGAACAATCTCTGTATTCTCCTTCATGCCAACATACTTATCTTCAACGTGACAAACATAAATTACACACTTCTTAGCTACATTGTTGAAGAGGTCTATAATCTGTAACATTTCATCTCTTGACCATCTATAACCGTTACCATCAGGTAAAGTATGAACAGACATATAATCATCATCAGATGGGTCAATATACTCACCACCTCTGATAGGATTACCTCTTTCATCTTTTACACGATTAAATGATTTACCCTGGATAGAGTTCATATACCTAAAAGTACCACTCCACTCAGACCATTCATTTACTTCAGTTAAAGTATCAATTGCTACATAATCATATTTCTTTCCACTTTCAACTAGTTTCTCTGCTAGTTTTTTAAGCCATTGCATTTTACCAACTGGCCCTCTATCTTGTGGTGCCATGATAGATAATGACTCCACTTTTCTTGACCCTAATTCAGTGTCAATTATTAGACAATCCTCAAGCTGAGAGATTGCCGTTGTTTTTCCACATTTTTCTTTACCAAAGAGAATCATTGTGTTTGCATTAACCTCAGGTTTGTGAGGTTTAGTTGGCAAAGCAAAGTCATCTCCTAAAGTAAGTGTTTTCAAACTTTCCATAATACTTTTTGATTTTTACAAAGATACAAAAACTATTCTTTAAGAAAAAATATTTTTCGCTTATAATCCCATAAATAATGATATAAATGGATCATTAGACGCTTTCATATACTTAATAGCTTGGATTATAATTAATCTTCTATAGCTACTATTTACATTCATAAGTTTTTCACAATGTTCTACTATTTCAGATACAGACTTAGTCTCTTTAGACTTATTTGATATCTCTTTATTTAAATTATCAATATCACTTTCTTCTATACAACATGCTTCAAACACTTGACCTTCTTGATGATAGTAAGGTTTTACTTCTATATTACCTGTTTTACTTAAACTATCTGCAACTTCTAATATTTCACTACTTTCTAATTCCTGATTATTAAATAATTTCTCAATTATTGCCTGTTTCATAAACTTTAGATTTAATAAACTTAATCTTAGATTTGTCAAAAAATTCCAAGGCTTTACTAAGCCATCTTTGTTCTACTTCTTCATCAGTTGATATAATAAATATCTTAGCTTTTTTCTCTGGATTATTATATTCCATAGCCATACATCTATTTATCTTCTGAGCAAGATTTTCTGCATTACTATCAAAGTAATTAATTATTACTTTATTTAAAGACTTATAGGTTACACCAGTATTTCCAATCTTTACTACAGATAAGTGATTTGTTTTACCATCACAAAAGTCTTGAAATTCTGACTCACTATCTTTAACTTTACTATGATGAGAACTAATACCTAAAGATTCTGCAATAGAAATTACACCACAAAATACAAGAATTCTTTCATCACTAAACCTTGCTAATAGCTGTTTAGTCTTATCTCTTTTAGCTATACTATTTTGAATAATTCTCATTCTAGCAAGTCTCAAGAACATAGTATTCTTATTTCTTCTTTCTAGATCATTTATTATCCAACTATAGCTATCAAATTGTTGCTTTTCAGTCCTAACCTTATCTTTGTATTTTTGCTTTTTAGTATTATCTAAAGGCACTGTAAGTACAGTAATCTGGTAATCTACAATTACTCCTTCATCTATAGCTTGCTCAATTGGATATGTAGCAAGTACTGATATTCCAAGTTTCTGCTTTAAGTCTTTCTCTGTCCATTTTGATAATGTACCAGTAAGACCTAGAAAATAACCTTTTGTTTTTGCAAAAAAATTATGGTTATCTAGCATTTCTTTAAGAGAATCAATTTGAGCTTCAGATAATAAATGTATTTCATCTATTACAATAAGATCAAATTGCTTTTCTACATACTTTTTTAGAGACACATGTGTAGTATAAGTTACATTACTATCATCATAACCTCTCTTTTCAAAGTCTGCTTTCCAAGCATCTTTAATCTTTGTATCTGGGTAAGCGATAATTATACTCTTTGGTATTATACTCTCGAGTATATTTATTGTAGTATAAATCTTACCAAATCTAGGACATAGATTTAGAATACCATTCTTACCTTTTTTTATCCATGTATCTGCAAACTCTTTTTGTCTTTTATCTCTTAAACTCATGGTATATACTTGTGTGACTTGTTAATAATTGTATCCAACCAAGGAATTCCAGTATCAGCAACTTTAAGTTTAATGCATGCATATTGTCTCAAAGTCATCTCTTTAAATGGAATATCTTCAAGCTCTTTAAATGGTTTATCCTCCCATACTAAAGAACAATCCTTTATTGGAATGAGATATTTCTTAGTACCTTCATCCTGCTTATAATGAGTAGACATTTCATCTACTTTAGGAAAAAGGTATATTTTTTTGTCATATAAGTTAAAAAAATAAAAATCATCTTTAGTTTCACTGCCATATAATGCTACATAAACAGTTCCATCTAGAAGAAATGTTGATTTTTTAAAACAGTTCTCAGTATTTATACCTAAAGCTGAAAGTTTTTCAATTAGTTCTTTCTTTTCCATATTAATATTCTTTTATTGACATGTGTTTAAAATTCTCCTTGTAATGTAATATAAAATCACCTTCAGAGTTCCTGTTCTTTACTATATGAGCAAATAGATCATTTGTATCTACATTAATACAAGATCCACTATTCCTCTTACCATAAAGAGAGATACCATATTTAGATGGCTTATTTAGTAAAAGGATAGTCTCACTAAACATTGCAGCAGCATCGCCTCCATAAACATCACCTTGTCTTGGAAATGCTCTATCTGTACCATCTTCTTGTCTTTCTTCAAACTCTCTATTTACCTGAGTAAGAAACATAAATATTACTGGATGAGATTTCTTTATAGAGTTTGCCTCCATAAGTAGATTTAATAACATTTGTACTTGAGAAGTCTCACTTGCAGATTGTCTAGCTAGTAAAGTATGATCTACTCTTACTAAGACATTTCTTTTAACTTTATCTACAAATCTTTTTACAGTATCAGCAAATTCTTTTACTGTAAGAGGTTCTTCAGAAAAAGTAATTGGTAATCTACCATACTTATCTCTTAGTATCTGCTGTATAATATTTAATTCAACAGGAGTTATCTTATTTCCATCTGCTGAAATAATATGCTTATAGCTTTCTTTTATTTCTGCAGATAGCCTTCTTAATAAAATTACCTTAGATGATAATTCCCAGTTAAAGTCTAATAGATCAAATGTAGGAAGGCCGTCTTCACCTACATTACTTCTAAATGCACCATCAATTATACAATCACTGAATGCACTTTTACCAACACTTGGTCTACCACCAATTGTCAATGTAGATGACCACTCAATCCCATCAATCATACATTTATCCAATTTAGGAAATCCTGTTTTCATTGATGAAACTGTACCGTCCATCCTACTTTTGATATACGACTCTACCTCATTAATTGCTTCATCTATACTTTTAAATTTTGCCATTATATTAGTTTTTGTGAACTTTTAAAGGAGGTACCTGGATTATCATCTGGATTCTCCATATCAGTTACAAGAGGAGAAGAACCATTCTTAAAGATATAGTAATGAAATAATGGTAACCAAGTATTTGATGTAGCACATCTATCTATATATGCAATTAAAGTTTTCTCCATGAGAGTAAAATCTTTTATCTTATAAAGAGTTATAACTTTATTTGCTACTTTGAAGAAATCAGTTGAATTTGGAAAGAAAGAATAAAACTTATTCTCTATTCTTGCTCTTACTTGATATTTGCCAGTATGATACTTTATTCTTTCTCTACAATTAGCATATATAGTAATTAATACATTTCTTATATCTTTTCTACCTTCTTGTTCTTCAGTAACAACTTTAATTTGACTATTTGTAGTGATATGGACAGTAGATAGTTCTATCTCTCCAAACTCACAGTTTTGGACAAAGTCTATGCCCTTTTCAGTAAGGTTATGATCTGCATCAATATAATCTTTCTTAATAAGTAAGTTAATGAAACCCCTTACACGTTCATTGTAAGGGATTTCTTGTTTTGAACTTATCTTACAAAGGAGATAATAATGATCTAGTAAAAGACCTTCACTTAGGATCTCTTTGTACTTTTCTATATTCATCTTTTTGAAAGATTATCTGTTTCTAAATCTAGTGGAATAAATTTATCATCTATTTCAAATCCTCTTAATACAATCTTACTATACCTTGGATATTCTTTTCTCAAGAATTCAATTGCTTCATTTACATCACCTTCAATAGCTTCCTCAAAAACTTCGTTAGTGTTGAAGTCAGTAACAGTAAAAATTGTAGTGCTCTTTTTCAATTCTGTTTCCATGTAATTTAATTTTAGAATAAAGAAATTTGTTCTGTCTTAAATCTGTTGGCATAACTTAGTGCCTTTTTAGTTTTCTCAATAGAATCTATTCTCTTGAGAGTTTGTAATATATAGTATGAATAATCAATATCATACTTTTCCATGCTTCCATTAAAATAGTACTTATTAAAATACTTCAGTTTAGGTTGTCCCATCCAGAAGTAATCTTTATCAGTAGCTTCACAATGCGAATTTACAGAATTTCCATCATAGTCAAAGCCTCTTTTCATAAAAACATTTCCACTTTTTGATACAAAATATCTAATCAGTTTCTTATGTTTTACTATTTCAGGGTTATTTCTATCATCTGTTTCTATAATCTCCTCATAGTGCATATTACCAGATGCTTTCTTAGCTATACAGAAATCAAATATATTCTTGTGAGAAGTAATAAACTCAATAGGATCTTTTTTATGTACAAAATAAGCCTCGAGTGCAAGATTTATTATTCTCTTACTCTTATTCTTATTTATCTCAAACTCAGTCATGAATCTGCCCTTTTTCTTTACAGATCCATCTAGTTTTACAGCAATATAATGATTGATACTTTCTTGCCATAATACTGAGAAATCAACATATTCAAGCTTTCCTAGCTCGTTATTACCTACTATATTTTCCCATTCTATACAGACTTTTGCATAATCTTCTTGCTTAGATTCTGGGAATGTAGATACAACACCATCAGTATTTCCAGATATTACAGTTATACCTGCAGATTCCAACATCTCAATTAATAGTAGAATCTCCATTTGACAACCAATAGTTACTCTAAGCATACCTTCTGGATACTCTAGAAATGATCCCTGTTGATTTAATTTACCATAATAACCACCATTTAGACAGAGTTTTAACATTTCTTGAACAGACATACACTCTCTCGCAACTGCAGAATTAGTTTCCTTCTTTGCTCTAGATTTAAGTGCAATCCTTCTAGTAATCTTCTCTTTAAATTGTTTGATTATTGTGGGCTTTAGATGCTTTGGATAAATATCATTCTTAGCTATAAAGTTTGGATATTGAGACCCAACATCAGCATCTCTTGTAATCCAACCATCCATAGTCTGTATCTTTCTATGAGATTCTGTAGAATGTAAACCACCTTTTGCAACAGTATATGTAGTTTTACCTATAACTATTGGAAATTCTTGTTTTATATTCTTTACATACTCACTACCCAACTGATTTTGAAATTCTATTAGCTTATCTGTCTTAAACTGAACTGTTGGAGGAAAGAATTTACTAAATTTCTGGCCATAAGGATGTTTTATATTCTTTGTAAATAAATCTGAATCATCCTCTATTCCTTCTTGTAGTTTATATTCTAGTTTATTCCATTCTTCACCGATCTTAACATCGCTCCAGTTTAAACATTGTAATCCAGTTTCTTTCATTACATCAAACCTATCTTGAATCTTATTCTTTCCTTTATAGTCTTTAAGTTCTTCAAGATCTACATTACCAATAGTAAGATTAAGTAAAGCTTCAGTAACTAAACAGTCATTTTTTCTATATGACTTAATTATATCTATTTGTTCAGGAGTAACAGAACTAATATTATGTCCTATTGGCATTTCCTCTACATCCTGATTCAACATAAATGCACACCATTTCAATGAAGTTCTTCTGGCCTCATTGTCAAAGTGATGTATCTTAAATAAGTCAATTGCCTTTACTGGAAAATCACTCTCTTTATATGGAAGAGGTATCTGATATTTTTGATTATCAATATGTTGTTGTACAAATCCATATATCTTCTCACATATTTGCAGATTTGTAAGATCATACCAATCATTATAGTTTACAAGAATAAACTGTAATACTTGATGGTCAAATCCAATACCATTAAAACTTACATGATAATCAAACTTATTGTCTAGATAAAAACTTACAAGTTTATAAAGGTCATTTTTGTATTCACTAATTTCAAACTCTATCCATTCTTTTGTATCTGGGTCATATAGACCATAATCAAAGAAACACTTTAGTGTCTCAATATCAAATATTCCTATTTTATAATCTTTTCCATTTGCAATAATCATGTTAAAATCTTTTCATCTTTGAGAATGTTTTCTATTGTAAAAGATAGAGATACTAAATCTGAAACATTTCCAATCTTGTAATCAAACTCCCAATTATCAAGAGAGACTTCAGATGGATGATTATTTATTGGTTTATAGAAAGGTCTATCAACTCTAATAATTTTTCCACCTCTATCTTTTATTGCTTTAGCTTCATTAGGAAATCTAACATCTGTAATAATCCAATCTTCGTGAACTGAATAATCTGCAAATAAAGCATTTACCCAGACATTATAATGTAAATTATCTCTTAATGCATCTGTTCCTAATTTTTGTAATAACTCTCTATAAGTCATTGGCATTCCGTGCATACTCCATTCTGGACCAAGATTAGTCTTCTTAAACTCTTGATCCTCAAACTTTTCTATTGGAATACCAGTAAGCAGGGAAGCTATTTCTTTTAACTTCCCTGCAAACTTCATTATTTCCCATCCTGATTGTTCTGCAAGCCACCACTCGTGGTGTTTATAATCTTTCAGAATTTCTTCAAGGCTAATATCACCTTTATTATAACATTTAAGATATTGTATAATCTTACCAATTGTATCCTTACCGGATCCAGAATAACCATTAATTCCTATTATCATATATTTTCATTTTTTACTGACCTTGGCGAAGGACCAAGATACAAAGAAAATCTGAAACTTTCTCTTAAATACTTAGGAATTTTTGATTGTTTTATATGCTTTTCTACAATATCTTTGAATACACTATCGTCTATAACATAATCATCAAATGGTATCTTTTTTCTACCATCTGGTTCTATTTCTGCATCATCCATAAGCTTCATAAAATCAGCTTTTGGAATTGCATTATAATATACTTCTACTAAACAGTTTACTACTGCATTAGTAAATTTTACACTATTCATACGCATATTACCATCTTCTTTTTGTTAATCCTATTATATCTTCTTTAGTCATCTTTTTTATATAATTATCTCTTTGTTTCATAACTGTATCATCCCATACCATTTTACAGTCATATTTACCATCTTCATCTATTGATAGTATTTCCCATGTCTTATTTACTATTCCCCAACCTGTAACTGTATAACCTTGATACTCTTCTGAGAATCTTTGTCCTACTTCAAATGTTTTTTCCGTACTCATTTTTAATAATTTTTAATGTTTCTTCATCTGTCATGTAATCAATTGTCGGCATATCATCTCCTAATCTTGCATGCATAAAACCAAC